TTATCGCCCACGCACTACCAGTGCCTGATCCAACTCCCGATATGCCTCAACCAGTTTCTCCAGAGAAACTCGACTTAAACCGCTGGGATTCGGCAATACCCAAATCTGCGTCGAACCAATGGTCAGCGTTTGTTTCCCCCACTGCACGCCTCGCTGACTGAATCCCTGTTCATACGCCTGCTTACCCAGAATCGCCAACGCCTGCGGCTGATAATTCTCAATTTTTTCAATTAGCTTGCGCCCACCTGCGTGCAATTCCTGCTTTGACACTTCATTAGCCTGCACCGTTGGCCTGTCAACCAGTTTGGTGACGCCACAACGATAATCCAGCAGATGCTGCGCTTCCTGCGGCTTCAACTGACGGTCGGTAAACCCGGCCTGATAAATCACCTTCCAGAAGCGATTCGCCGGATGGGCAAACGGAAAACCAGACTCCGCGGAAGAAAGACCCGGATTGATGCCACAAAACACCACACGCAATCCTGGCGCAAGAATATCGTCAACCATATTAACTCCTGAACAACACAACCCGCAGGAAGTATAACGAATTGAAAACACATTGTTTATAAAAACAGCAGCCGCGCGGTAATGGCTGGATTGCGACACGGAGTTACTTTATAATCCGCTACCATGGCCCCTTAGCTCAGTGGTTAGAGCAGGCGACTCATAATCGCTTGGTCGTTGGTTCAAACCCAACAGGGGCCACCATATCTATCAAGGGGTTACGTTAACAGCGTGACCCCTTCGTTTTTTCTAGGATACCTATAGGATACCGTGACAGAGTATAAGCAGGTATAAAAACAACAAGTTACGCAACATCATACCTGTCATGAAACTTTAACTATCCGACATGATAGCTGGTCGATAATCACGGATAATCCGTTATGTGGATCCCCATATCGGCATCAGGCCCACCAGCGTGAAGCGTTTTTCATTTTTCGCGGGTATAAAAAATCGATGGGGCTGGCAGTCCGGAAGACGTCAGGGTACAGAGATTTGACCCGCCCCTCCCTGTGCATGGGCACAATAAGTAACCGAAGGCGGAATTCCGCCCTCGGTACTCACATATGAGAAACGATATTTCTTCCTCTGATAACCAAAATATGGGTATCACAAGTAACCCCCAAAATCTGGGTGTTGCTCTTACTACCCAAACTACGGGTAGTTTCCGTAATTTCATGGTCGAGTTGCAGATCTGCAACTCACCCACCAGCCAACGCAATTTTGCGTTATCGGGAATATCAGCAAGTTACCGCCGCAGCCGTTCCGGCTTCTTCCACTGGTAAGTATTTTTCGCGCTCTCCCTCCGTTGTTGAGAACGGCGACGGTATGCCAGCAACTCAAGAACTCTGGTTCGTATGTTGCGCATATCCACGCCGTTAAGCTCAATACCGTCACGGCGCATCACCTCAGCCACCACACGCGCGTAATTTTCAGCGGTGACTGTATCCGGCTGCGCGGCCTGTTCGTCAGCCAACTGGCTGATTCCACCAGCACAGCGGATTAATCGCAGTATTTCAGATTCGGTCATTATCATGCCTGTTTTGCGACCTCATTCACTACGTCATTTTTTACCATCCGGCTGATAATCTGATTACACAAATCGTCAATAATTGACTGCACTCTGTTTACTGCCATCGGTTTAAGCCCGGCATCACGTGCCAGAATATTGGGGAGTTTTGCCAGTTCCTCGCTTACGATTTCCCCCCATATAGCCATCTCTTTTCGCACATCATCGGCGGGTATGAGTTGCGCCGTTTCCTGTTCGAACCTGAGGCGCTCACGTTCGGACTGATACCAGGCCTTACGGTCATGTGGCTCCATTTCTTCCAGTGATGCCGGAACGGGAAGATCAAGAAAACAGGTCAGAATGTCAGTCACCCGATAGAGTTTCAGCTTGTCATGCCCTCCGGCTGGCTGGATGTTTTTCAACCTTGCCGCCGCAGTCTGACGACATATTCCCGCTATCGCCGCCAGTTGATTAATGTTCAGCATCAGATTTTTCAGTTCTCGATCCATACCCGCTCCAGAATGTTTTAAACATGCATCTTGCGAACAACTTTCAGAAGAGGTCAAAAAATGCGCTATATGTTGAGCATAAAACAAGCAAAATTAACATACTAAAAATAAAAATACTTAAAATTCAATATCATATAAAGATGATGATGACGAATGAAAATGCAAAAACTAGCCTTTTTCCGCGCCGCTCCCGCCCCGTGGCAGGCCACCTCACCGGGAGGACCCACCCAAAAAAGGCGACTGTCACTATTGTTTATGCTCCATGAGCGACAAAACCGCCCGCAGGCGGTTTTACATAAAACGTTTTGTATCAGCGACCAATCACCACAATCTGGCCGCCATCCCCTTCGTCTGCCGTGCTGATCTCCTGAGAGACCACCCGCGACCCCACGCGCATTTCACCGTACAGAACGGGCAGAACATTGCCCTGGGCAACCATGTTATCCAGTGAGGAGAAATAGGTGTTCTGTTTGCCGTTATCTGTACTTGCTGCCGTGGGCGTCCTGGCTTTCGGTGCCAGCATCTGCGCCACACCACCAAGTACCATACTGGCACCGAGAGAAAACAGGATACCGGTCATACCACCGGCCCCAATGGCTGCCCCCCATGCTGTAAGGGTGGCTCCGGCGGTAAAGAATGATCCGGCAATGGCGGCTGCTCCCAGGACAATCTGGAATACACCACCTGACTTGGCCCCGGCGACTCTGGGAACAATATGAATCACAGCGCCATCAGGCAGAGTCTCATGTAACTGCGCCGTTAATCCGGACGTGCTGACATCCTGCCCGGCAATCCGTACCTGATACCAGCCGTCGCTCAGTTTCTGACGAAACGCCGGGAGCTGTGTGGCCAGCGCCCGGATGGCTTCGGCCCCCGTTTTCACACGCAGATCGATGCGGCGGCCAAATCGTTGTAAATCCCCGTAAAGGCAGATGCGTGCCATGCCTGGTGACGCCAGAGGGAGTGTGTGCGTCGCTGCCATTTGTCGGTATACCTCTCTCGTTTGCTCAGTTGTTCAGGAATATGGTGCGGCAGCTCGCCGCCCCACGTGTTCAAAGTACCGCCTTGTTGTCATGCTCCATTCGATTTCAGCAATCCACGATAATCGAGGGCCGCGACACCTGCATCTATGCGCACCTTCCAGGCGACACCATCAACAGTAAAGCCCACCTGCTCCTCAAGATATGGCGTATCCATACCATCAAGATAAGCGACTTCTATTGTGTCCATCCCCTTAGCTGCGGCTACATACCATTCCTTGCTATTGGCCTTATCAAGACGTGGCTCAACAATTACTTCTGCCATATCTTTCACCACGTTAATGATGCCGGGGTTCTGATTGATAGTGCCCTCATCACCAACCGGAAAGACTGATGACGATGACAGAATGGCGCGACGCGCGGCAGATTCCAGCGCGGCAGGGACCAGAACAAAAGCAGGGGTAATATTCAGTGAGTCGCCGTTAGCATCCTCCTGGAGGCGCATCAGCTTACGGGCTTCATCAAGCCCCACCATGTCCATATCCTTCGCAATAAGATTTTTATGATCGGCATGGAATAACGCTTTACCATCCGTAAACTTGCCGTTGCTGGTTAACAGGAGATAAACCAGATTGCCAACTGTTCTGGCGGCTGCGCGTCCCATCGCCATGGGGATTGTAGTTAACTGGGTCAGGTCATCGTTGATAATGGCCTGACGGGTAACGGAAAAAATATTCCCGTACGTGGCCAGCGCAATAGGTACACCTTTATCGCTGGTGGTGATGTATTTATATTCCGCACCTTCCGGTACTTTATCCAGCTTTGAAAAACCATTCAGACCAACGCGCTTTGCTTCATGAAAGTTTGAAAGCGAACCGGTACGCGTCCATTTCTGGAACGTTTCGCCGCTGTCCTGCCAGCCTTTCAGTACAGATTTTTCAGCCCCACCAGCCAGAATATGAGAAAAATCACTGCTGCTGTGTGTAAAAGCCGCATTAACAACCTGCGAGCGATTAATAAAACCACTCACAGTGATACCACGATCAACCAGTGATGCCTGGGCCATTTCAAAAAGGCTCATCATCGCGTAAGGGTTGCCTCGTTCAGGGCGTTCATACCCAAGACGGGAATAAAGCCCCTGACGAATTGCATCACCTGTTATGTTTCCGTTTCCGGCATAGATATGAGGCGGGGTATTTTTATTGGATGGCGTGGACTCGCGCCCCAGCTCGTTCAACAGCTTTTCACGGGCCATTTCCGGTGTACATGATGCATCTTCCAGACACGCCATTTTGATCCCGTCGTAACGACTGCCGAACAGGCTAAACACTTCACTTATTCCATTGATGCGTTTCTGTTCATTACCAGCAATATTTGCCGCTCCCTGTGGCGGTGTAATCATTCCTTTAATGGTTTCCGGCATATGTAAAAAATCTCCTGTACGTTTCGATTCAATTCGCGCCATTGCTCTGACGGATGGCAACAATTCATCAGCAAAACCGTGCTTAAGGCATTCTTTCCCATCCATCCAGGTTTCATCCTCCAGCATGGCGGTAATTTCCTGTGCTGATTTGCCCGTTTTTCTGGCATAAGCAGGGATTAACACGGTTTCCACCTTATCCAGCAAATCAGCATAATCACGCATATCGCCAGCATTTCCGCCAGAGATCCCCCACGGTTTATGGATCATCATCATGGCGTTCTCCGGCATCACTACACGATCGCCAGCCATTGCGACCACCGAAGCCATTGAAGCCGCAACACCATCGATATAAACCGTAATGTCTGCCGGATGATTCCGTAGCAGGTTATAGATGGCGATGCCTTCAAACACATCACCACCTGGTGAATGGATCCTCAGATTGATATGTGAAACATCGCCAAGGGCTTTCAGGTCTTCCGCGAACTGCTTTGCAGTAACACCGAAGCCGCCAATCTCCTCATAGATAGATATATCCGCCGCTCCGCGAACATCCGCCGCCTTAATGGTGTACCAGCGATTCATTATTCCCCCACCGATGCAAAACCATTCTGATTAAGCCAGGTGTTTACGGCATGTCTGACAATCTGCGCCACACCTGGTAATGGTTTGTCAGGATGATGATTTATATGGTCGATCCTGTACTGCTTAAGGCGCATAACGGTCTGCGCATCCAGATGAACGGAACCACCCCTGATATCGCCCGTGTTCAGGTCATTAATACAACTCACAGTAACTTCCTCTTACTGACTAAACTGTGCACATTATTGATCGATAAAAGTGGTAGATAAACATATTTCTATCATAAAAACAGATTAATGAGATTCAGACACAAAAAAGCCGGAGAAAATCCGGCATAAATATCCCGCCATCTGAACACGTTTTGACACAGGCAACTCCACCTGGCAGGTGAAAAACAGATTTATTTATATATTTCAATTAATTGCAAACTGGTCTAATGACAGGGAGAAAAAAATATTGTACAGGTGAAAACAGAAATAACTTTTAATTATCAATAAATTATCACACATGCTGCCGCCGCCATGAAAATGCAAAAACCAGCCTTTTTCCGCGCCGCTCCCGCCCCGTGGCAGGTCACTACACCGGGAGGACCCATAAAAAAGCCGGATTGCTCCGGCTTCTGTCACTCGTTGCTTAAAACGGTATGTTATCCCCGTACGGATCATCATTCCCCGCCTGTTGTTTTGGTGTGCTTCGCTGTCATAGGCTTTATCTCACAGCAGTAAATTAAAATTTTTGCGTTTTAACCCTTCACCTGTTCACCTTTTGATATTTTCTCTTTTAATTCATAATGTTAAGGGGTGAACAGTTTCACAAAAACTATTCACCAACTGTTCACCACTGTTCACCCTTGAAGCTCAATAAACAATCAAAAAGGTGAACAGTGAATAGTTTGGTGAACAGTTCATAAATAACTGTTCACCCTATAATATACTGATATAAAAGATATTTATGACAGGGTGAACAGTGGTGAACAGTTATTCCATAAGTTTAATTTTAGCTATCGTCATTAGTGACCGATACACATGATGGCATCCAGTCTTCTGATTCCTCCGTCAGTGTCACGTTTGAACGCAAACCGTGCTTCGTTTTCCGTTTCATATACTCCCTGCCATATTCCGCCATTGCCCCCGGCATATCTTTACCGAAGCGCGTCAGTGTTACAGGTTTACCAAACCCATGTGCCCTCATATAAGCCAGATAGGCATGATAGAGATACCTGCGTGGGCTGAATGGCACAATTTCAGCATTACCCACTAACAGGCCATCACACATTACCGACGCCATGAGATAGCCGCAGAAGTCCACCAGCGAATCCCCCTCTCGCTTTATCGCCAGTGCTTCTTCAGATTTCTGCTGCTCATATAACAGGCGTCTGGCTTCGTCCTGGTCAGCAAACCGTGTAAGCAGATGGCGAATCACTACCGCCAGCTCACCTTCTATTTTTTCCGCCAGCATTGGATCGCGTTCGTTCTCCGGTACAACTTCCGAAAAATTGAATATCACCCGACGACGTGAGATCCCCCCGCTGCGGTCACTGAATGACATGGCGTTATTGTTAACCGCCAGCACTACTGCCGGAATACGCGTTGAGTAGGGGGCTTTGTGTTTCGGGTCAATTGCCACCTTGTCACCGCCTGTAATAGCCTTAATCCCTGCCCCATCACCAGCGTAGCGGGTCATATCCGGCATGATAATCAGCGAAAAGCCAACCACTAACGCGCGTTCCCTTGCATCTTCCAGCGCCTTCATGCTTGCCGATACTGTGTTGGCCTTACCCGCCAGCATGGTGCAAATCTCCGCCATCACGCTTTTACCACTTCCCCCTGGACCTGTTACCTCAATGAATAACTGCCAGTCGTACCGGTTCGCCAGCACCATGAATAATGCAGCCAGTACGCGATCCGCCTTGCGGTCATTCTCAGCCACCGAACGGCGTAACCACTTCCAGAAATTCGGCGCATGTGTTGCCAGCGTTTCCCCCTCTGCTGGTGGGCTGAAAGGTAATTCACTGGCAATTAACAACCAGTCGTTTTTGTTATGCTCCCGAAAATTACCTGTTCTGGTATCAAATACCCCGTTACTGAATCCAATCAGGTTACGGGCTGTATTCCCCATAACAGGCAAACTTAACTTCATGGTATCGACCGCCGATTTAATGGCGTTCTGCGAATAGCTGATCTCCGCATCAATGAAAATCTGTGCCATAGCTCGCTGTAATTCTTTATCCTGTACTGGCTCCCATACAACGCCGTTGTAATGGTGAACAGTATCAGAGTCGGCATGAATCGCCAGTTCACCGCCATAATGTGCCAGGAGAACTTCGCCGCGTTGACTTGCTCCCATCTGGTTAAGCGCCAGTGATGAAGCGTTATCGTCTTTTACCCGCTCTTTTTTCTTTACAGGCAGTTCAACTACCTTTTTCTTTTCCGCCTGCTCTGCCCGTTCACGTTCCAGATATTCGCGCCAGTTCTCCCGTTTCTGGCTGTGCATTCCTTCAGGATAATAATCAGCATCCCTGACACCGGCCGCTGCCAGTTTCTGCCCGATGGTATTAACAAGCCCCGGACGCAATAACCCCGCCTGATAGAGACGCACACGATAGCGTCCGTCCGGTACGATTTGCAGGTTGTCCAGTTCGGCAAGTTGTTGCTCTCCAAGCCAGACAGGAGGCACGTTATCGCCAGCCAGTCGCCCGTCCTGTTCCTGCCACTGCTTCGCATGTGCCCACGCATCACTACCCGCAAAAATGATGACTTCCGTCATTTTGTCACGTGGCTGGTGTTTTAAATTTGGCGCTTTTTTCATTTCTGCTCTCTCCACGCGGCAATCATGTTTTTCAGTTCCTGTAGTTTTTTATCCACATTCACACGTGACACATGGTTATTTCTGGAAAGCGGGATTTCCCGCCTGAATCTGCTAATAAAGATCTCCACGTTCAGCGAACTATGAAATGAATAGCCATCACGAATAAAATACACACGGTCAAACATTATCGATTTTACTGTTACTCTGTTGCCGTTCTTATCCCGATAAATAGCGCCGGGGATAATTTTGGGATGTGCATAACCGCTGGCAGTCAAGCCAGATAAATACGTTCTCATGATTATTTATCCCCGATTTGAATCAGTATTCGCTTTCTTTATGGCATTTAATGCATCTGTGGCATTTTCAATGGTGCACCGTAACGAAATATCAAAATGTCCAAGCATTGCCAGTAACAAACCGATATTACCCATATCAATGCGCATGGCCTTTTCGTCATAGTCCTCATTTTCTGACGCATGCCACATCAGGCTACCAATTGACGCAACGGCCATTGATATATTGTCAGTCGCCACATCCGCAGCGGAATAAACCTTTTTAGCAATATCATGCTCACAGTTAAAATGCGGATTAATCAGGTACTGGTAATTTGACATATCAGGCATGGCACACCCCCTGACGAATACGGGCGGCGAATACCATCACGCAGCCAGCCGGGGATTGCTGGCGTGCTTCCTGTTCGCTGGTGGCCACGATGGTAATCACACGCGGTTTTGCGGCGCTCAGGGCGATAAAACGCCAGGCGAATTTATTCAGGTTGTGCGAATCCCGCCCTTGCGGGTGTATGGTATGATTTCTCATAGCTACCTCGATACTCTCGTTATCGTTGGTGGTTAGAAGCCCTGCGAGTGGTAACGACACTTGCGGGGCTTTGTTTTTTGTTGCACTTACTGTTAATGTACGTACGTAATATTGATGATAATAGGAGTTACGTACGTACATGTCAACATTAAAGCGGGATAAATCACCACGCGGCGAGGGATGGTCGCCGACATTCCAGATACGAATTAGCAAAGAACTACGCCAGCAAGTAAACGAGGCAGCAACCGCCGATGGCCTAACCCTCGGCAATTGGTTTAAAGAATTAGCTCGTGCCGAACTAAAGCGACGCGGCATTGAACCTAAAGGCTGATGTATGACTGAAAAGCAGACCGATAACAAACTTTCTCTACCAGAGAATAAACCAGCAGGCTTCTTACCAAGAAAAATCCTTGATGAGATCAAACGCCGCCAGCGGCGCAAGGCCAAAGAGCAGGAGTAACCATCACCAGCGCCGTGGTGCGGTGAACTGTGGCGCACAGGGTTACAGGTATCTACGATGACTGACAAATCATTAAAGAAATTATCCTCATCCAAGAAAAAACAACGCAAAAATGCGGTAAACGAACATGAACCGGAGAGATTCGCACCATGTGCGTTTATCCTTGAGAAGTACCTTAAAGAGTATTCTAGGAAAATACGCTCATTGCAGGCATGGCAGCGAATCGAGCCAGACTGATAGCATTGCCCACCAGCCAACAACCTGGTATTCTGGATATGCTCAAGTTTAGTGTTATGCCACTGGCGGCCCTCTGCGGTCGCCTTTGTTTTATGTGCCATCACTCCCCCTTACACCGTCTGCGTTCTGCGAGTGGATGCAAGATAAGCATCGAGATCAGTGCGCATATACAGCACTTTGCGCCCCAGCTTATGGAAAGGGATTTTTACCTTGCCAGTACAGGCCCAGTTCGCCAGCGTTTGATTGTTAACGCCAAGGTAGGCAGCAGCTTCAGCACGTGTAAGGCGGTCAGTTGATAAATCAGATTTCTTTAAATTCATATCTATCACCGTGTACTTCTAAGTAACAACGGTGATAAATATCAATCAATGGGTATTTTGTTTTTAGCCCAATAGCCAGTTGCTGTGGGGAGGTTACCAGTTATTTAGCCTTAATAGCCAGCTATTAAGATACACTAGCCAGCTATTGGGGGTGAACAAGTTCAAACGAAGAATATTTATCAGGTCTTGGTGGTTGTGCTCCTGATTCTTTAATCCATTTATCCAGAGTGTTTTTACTTACTTTCCCATGATAGTAAACAGAAAGCTCGTTCAATAAACCTGTTTTACTGGCTTTAGGGTACTTTTCCCATGTTAGTTTAATTACGTGCATAACTTCATTGTAATAATGATTTCTTGGTTTGCGCGCTTTTTCTTTCTGTGATAAGGATAAAGCATCTTTTATTTTTTTATCTTTTTCATGGTTCGATATAATTTCTTCAAAAAAGTCATTAAGCAATAACTCAACACCAACCCTAGTAAGTTTGTCTGCGTGATTACGCATTCCGACATGGTACAATGCAACTGCTGAATTTAAAGTATCGACAACCTGACAAGATAGTTTACTATCAAATATTAAAAAACCACATGAATCCATTCTTATAGCTAATTCAATAGGATATTGCTCGATTTCTCTTAATTCTAAACCATAACACAAAAGAAATTCTCTTGTTGGATACTTTGATTTATAAAAATAATCTCTTATATCATCAATCAAGCGTTTTATAGCCTCTATGGTGGAGTTTTTCGGGGATAAAGATACAGGAACGTTTAAAACTGAAGAGTCTCGCCCACCAGTAATTAAATCATTCATAACCGAATAAATAATATATTGTTTGACCGATATATTGTTATCACCCATATATGTCATTCTTTTCTTGTACTATAGCAAATAGTAAACGACGTTTTTCATCATCACTCATGCCCTCCAGTGCGGAAAGTAATTGCGCATCGATAGATTTTTTACTCTCCACCAGCCCGGCATGTTCCAGAATTGCCCGTTCTATCCGTGATGCTGGCTCCAGCAGTTCATCAGCACCGAAATGTAAATACCCCTGCGTTACGTCGGCACTTCGCATAGTGCGGTGATTCATCAGGCGCTTGAGGATGTAATTACCCACGCCCACCAGCTCAGCAACCGTTCCGAACGTCCGGCGTGCGTCGTGCCACTTAAACGGGACAGGGAAGAGCATTTCATCGTTCGCCTCAGGAATGGTAGCCGCGCTTATCCGGTCTATGATGTGCCGTGTCTCCTGAATCACTCCCTTCACGCCAGGAAACACCAGCACATCATCAGCAGCTTTGTTTTTTAGCCTGCGAAGAAACATTTTCCGCAACGTATCAGTGATCGGCAGTTCAAGCGGATCCCCGTTTTTCGTGGTGTCTATCCAGAAAAAGCGACCGCCCATATTCACGCGATCCCACGTAAGGCCAAAAACTTCTGATTTCCTCAGTCCGGTAAACAGTGCCATTTCCACGGCATCACATACCGTAACAGCTATATCATCCCTTTCCTGTTCGCCCTGGTCGCGCACAGCAGCTACAGCAGCAAACCAGCGGGGAAAATCATGCAGGCGGATACGTTCCGTTTTTCTTACCGTTCCGTGCCACTGGCGCTTGGTGCTCAGTACCAGAGTCGGCGGATCCGGTAAAAGAGTATTACCCGCATCATCACGGTAATGATCATGCGCAAACCGACACACAGCACGTAGCGCACGCGCCCATAAATCGGCCTGTGCCTTGCTTCCTGTACCAACCCCAGCCCGTAACGTGGTTTTATCAGCACCGAACCATACAGCCCCATCAGTGATGGCCTTATGCCGTTGTTCCACCCGTTCGCGGGAAATACTGGCGAGGGTATGGGCCATCCAGTCACCGGAATAATTCTGTAATATGCTGCGGTACTGTTTTTCTGTGGAGGGTTTCAGGCGGTGGCCACGATTTTTTACGTAGGCGTCAATCGCCTCACTCAGCGTTATCATGGCCTTGTTGTTAGTGCGCTTTGCTATGTTCGGATTTATCCCCGTTGTGGCGACTTCGCCAAGGAGTTCCATAGCTTTAGCCCTGGCATTATCCACGCTCAGATCAGGAAAACGCCCCAGCGTTGCACGAATAAATTTTCCGTTACGCTTACGGGAAATGCAGAAACTTTTCACACCAGACGAACCTACACGGACACGCAGCCCGTTAACCTCCGTATCACCATATTCGACCTGTCCATGTTCCGGCGTTGGCAGTTCTGCAATTTTTACTTTAGAGAATCTGAATAATTTCAC